TGTTGAAATGTCTTATCTTCTATTGGTGGGTCTCTATACTCTTCAATTAATTGCTTGACCGCATCCACCCGCTTTTGCAACTCAGTATTTATCCGACTCAAACTTTCAATATATCTGCGCTGATTGATCGTTTCAGTATTTAGCGAAACTCCCACTTGATAATATTCATCAATCTGTTTTTGCTGTTCTTTAACCTGATTTGCAAACTGAGCCTTAAATTCGCTTTCCTGCTCCATCCCTGTAGCAAATGTTTCTATATCCTCATAGGCTGTATTGAGTTTCTTTTGCTGTTCTTGCCATGCCCAGTCAAACCAGACTTTCTTGCCATCAATATGAGTAAATCCACAAATTAGACATGCGTGATCAAAACCATGTTTACACTCTTCCATTTCTCACCTCACACAATCGCTTCGCACGATTCTGAACATGATCCAGACTCATATCGCTTACTACTTCTTAATGCTTTATAAAGCTCATCACGATCATGATCTTTAAAAGCTTCAACCACATCACTCATATGTAAGCGCTCTCGATACATCCGCTTGTGATTGTGCTTACGACCTTCTGTTCTAACCTTGTCACCCTCAGTCACACCGATCCATTTAACTGCCATCTCTGGCTCGTCTTTCGCAGCAAGTGCAACTTTGTTTAACCCTTTTTTAATACAAAAAACGCAATTACCTAGGTGCTCGGTGATAGCCAAATCGAAAGGCTGCGCCTCCCACCAGTCCAGCACATCATCTTTCGTAAAATCACTGATTTCTGCTAAATAACGGAACCCTGTTTTTTGGTGAGTGGCTAATGCATGAACTGGTAGATCCAGACACTCTAGGATTTCAATTGGTAAGCGCTTTGGCTCATCAAAACGAATACCGATCCAACGCTCGTAATTTCCTTTTCCAAAACGGTTATCGCAATATTTATGAAAAGGCTCTGTCTTCATTCGAGCCGTGCAATAAGGCATGTCAAATGCAGGCGCACCGTATTTTGCAAGCATGTCTTCCCACGGTTGCAAATCCTGCTTTAATTCGTCAGGGCCAATAACTCTATAACTACCACCCTTTCTCATTTGCGGATTTACAACTACTCGTAAGCAAACAAGATCAATAGCCCAATGCTTAACAATATCTTTGATAAATTGATAAGTCGCAGGATGTTCTGCCCCAGTATCCATGAATACAAAATGTGCGTTTGGATCTGATTTAAAGAGATGCACCAAGTAAGCTGATGTGCGGCCTCCCGAAAAGCTAATTACTTTTTTCATGCACCACCTCTCTTAAAAGACTCAACCACCTGTTTGAGTTCTTCTAAAGAAATTGTATGTTTGGATCTGCCTAAATCTTCAATCGGCCAAGTTGAAACTACCCAATCCCCTTTTGACTCATCATCCGAGCCATACATCACATCATCACCTTTGATTTTGTAATAAAAGCCTGTAAGTTGATTCAAATAAAGTGAGTCTTTAGGCGCACCTTCTAAAACCGCTTTAGCTCTCTCAATCCCGTGTTCTGCTACAAATTTATGTGCGTTCATGCTTAACGCCCTCAATCGCTCTCATTCCTTTTTTCATCATTTCAAATTGGGTTTTTGAGCATGGTGTTTTACGGTTTTTGATCAATCCGATCTTTGTGCTTGAGCAATTCATGTAATTCGCCAACTCCAAAGTTCGACCTAATTTCGCATCTAGCCAGTCACTTAATTCTTTCGCTTGTTCTTTGCTCAATCTCGGCATCTGAGTTTGAGTTTTAGCCCTGCCACGCAACTTGATTTCCCGATTATTAAACTTTTGCTTCGGTGCAATACCAGTGAATCCCTGAATCACTGTAATTTTGTTGCCCTGTGCTAACCACTCTTCTACCGTTGTTGTCATGGTTTATCTCCAAACAATCGCTTAGTTTTCTCGCTTGCAAAATATAATTTGTCGTGACCAACCCTTTTAAAGTAAAGCCACCCTGACTCGCTCAAAGACTTACAAAGTCTCTGCGCAGTGCGCTTACTAACACCAAGCTTAAGTTCAACTTCCTCGCTGTTTAGAGCTTTATCTGTTTCAGCAAACTGACTCAAAACAAAAATAATGTTGTCAAATATTTCTACGTAATTACTCACGCTGCACCTCCAACTTCCAAAGATTCGTAATACTCTGGACTCAAGTCAGTGAATGTTGATCTTGCTAAATCGGTAGCTAAGCGAACTGTGCCTATTGACCCATTTCGAGCTTTACCAATAATGATTTCAGCAGTTCCAATGTCTTTTGATTCCTTGTTGTAGACTTCATCGCGGTAAATAAACATGATGATGTCTGCATCCTGCTCCAGATCACCCGATTCTTTTAAATCAGCATTCACGGGGCGCTTGTTTGGGCGGTTTTCAAGATTTCGGTTCAACTGAGCCAAAGCAAAAACAGGGCATTCAAAATCACCAGCAATGCGTTTTAATTCTGTTGAGATTTCGCCAATATCTTTGTCTGAGCGACCAAAGTTATTTTTTGAAAGCGGTGTGACGCGCTGGATGTAATCAACAAAAATTGCTCCAACCTTCCCGTACTTGAGCTGTACTTTCTTTGCTGACCGACGAATACTCGCCACAGTGGCACGGTTATTGTCATCAATCATTAGCGGTGCTTTTTCAAGAACATTGGCTGCTGTGTTGATGTTTTTAAAATCATCACTATTTGGGTTGATTTGACCTGTGAGGACTTTTCTAAGCTCAACCCCTCCAATGCCGCTAATTAAGCGCTGTGCAATCTGATGACCGCGCATTTCGATAGAGCAGAATAAGACAGGTAAAGATTGATTGATCATCATGTCTGCCGCTAAGTTCTGAGCGAATGTGGTTTTACCCATGCTCGGACGCGCACCAATGATGACTAGATCACCTTTTCCAATTTCACCCAGTTTATTATCCAGTGCTGTAAATCCAGTACGAATACCACCATCATAAGGCACACCCGCATGCAAGGCTTGGTGACGATAAATAAACTCACTGATTGCGACTTTTGAAAACTCATGTGCATGTTTGAGTTTTTCATCACCTGAGCCGAGATCAAGGTTTTGTATCAAGTCTTGAGCTTTGTTGATTGCCGACTCTGCTGTATGCGTCACCATATCGACAGAAATTGAGTTGATTAACTTGCTGGTGTCTTGTAGACGACGACGAGAAGAAAAATCCTTAAGTTTTTTGATGTGTGTTTCAAGCGTGTATGGTTGCTTGATTGCTGACATTAGATTCATGATGAACTTCTCATCGATTTGAGAGTGTTCAAGCGTATTTGCTTTGATTAGCTCATACACTGTCACTTCATCAAACGATTCACCTTTTGCATGCTGTGCTTTGATGTGACCAAAAATGATTTGATGGTTCGTTGAAAAGAAATCAGATTTATCAAGCAATGAGACAAACTCATCTGCACTCTGATCTGACCCCATGATTGTTGAAAGTGCCGTTTGCTCAAGTGGGATTGAGAATAATTCGATCATGCGCTAATCCCCTTGAATTTTTTTGCTACGCCTTTGAATTGGGTTTGTGGTTGCTCAACCTGGGTGCTGTCTTGATGATTGTGAATTTCAGTGTAATCAGGGTTGCGTTTGATGTGTTGCTCAAACTTGTCCGTAATCCAGTTTGCGAATGCGTAGTGTTTTGAAGATTCGGTTTGTTCTTTGTACTCGTAGTGAGCATTGAACGCACCAAGTTGAAATTCGAAATCAGGTAAACCAAAAATCAATTTTAGATTTCTTTGCTGGCCCTTCATTTTTAAAATTTCCACCAAAGTTTTTTCTTGTGGAATCCAGTCGTGTTCGCAAGAGAGGTTCATTAAAAGATTCAATGGGAGATTCCCTATCCCAAAATTGGGTGCGTTACCGACCCCAAAATTGGGATCGTTATTATCCAAAATTGGGTGAGTTACCCCATTGGAAGCATCCCGTTTTTGGTTGTCTTTAACTGCACCGTTTTTGGTATTGTTTGAACTAACCCTTTTTTGGGTTTCTTCTCTTTGATTGACACCAACAAGTTGCAAAACTCGAACTTGATTTGTAGCACCAGTTCTTTTCCCGGTATCTTCAACTAAGCCTAATTCCATAAGCTGACCAATTACTTTTTGAACAGTCTTAATGTTCAAAACGGTATCTTGAGCAAGTCTTGCATTACTCGGGAAGCATGTATTATTTTCACCAGCACGATCTGCCAACGACAAAAGAACTAATCTTTGTGCTGATGTATTGACTTGTGCCTTCCAAGCCCAATTCATAGCATCTAAGCTCATATTCCACCCCACATGCACATAGCCAGTTCAGCTTTTGCTCTGGCCACTGCAACTGAGTTTTCGAGTGTCCGATTAAGCGTGTAAGCCTCAACCGCTTTTTGAAACAAACTAATCTTTCGATTTAGTTCAATGTCTGCTAATATTTGATGGTTCATACAGCTTCTCCTGTGTGAATGCCGCCCTAGTTATTTGCCGTAGCTGGGGCTTTTTTATGGTTGATCGAAATTCCGTTTAATGTGCACAAGCGAATAATTCCTGCACCTGTGCTGTACTTCGTTTCCTGAGTCTTTCCAGACTTCAAGTAGTGAATCGTTGGCTGGGTTGCCCCGACCGCATCTGCAATGCTTTCCTCGGTGTAACCTTGCTCAATAAGCTGTTTGATTAATTCGGCCCAGTTAGGTTTATCCATGACCAGATCTCAAGTTTCATAAGATTTCTTATAATATATAACTTGACTTATAAAATATCAATAAATTATTTTATAAAGAATGTTGCTAAATTATAAGGGTGTTTATATTTCGATGAGCTTGTTCATGGTTGGCTTAACAGTGGGAGATCGCGTCCGTCAGTGCAGAAAATTGAAGCGTTGGTCTCAAGAAAAATTAGCAAAAGAAGCGCAGTTAACGCAGGCTACGATTTCGCATGTTGAAAATAACATTAGCGATCAATCAAAGTACTTGCCTCAAATTGCTAAAGCTCTGCAAGTGTCTAGTGAATATCTCCTAAGCGGCCAGGAATACATAGATAAACAGAAAGGTACATTCGACGATTTTGTTATCATTGGGGGTGACAAAGCTGGCGAGGTTCCCTCTAAGGAGGAGTATGTATTGATCCCAAAGTTTGATGTTGCTGGATCATGCGGATCTGGCTCTATCATTGACCATGTGGATGTAAAAGGCGGATTGGTATTTAGCGAAGATTGGATAATATCTCAAAAACTCAATAAAGATAAATTAGTGGTTATTCACGCAATTGGGGACAGCATGTACCCCACTATTGAAGACGGTCAGGTATTATTGGTTGATACATCCGATGTCTCACCAAGAAACTCAAAGATTTACTTTATGTGTATTGATAACGAATATTATATTAAACGCTTGGTTAATATGCTTACTCACTGGGTAATCCGCTCAGACAATCCAGATAAAAATGATCATCCAGATATTGAGATCAGCCCAGAGACTATGAACAACCTTCAGATCGAAGGACGAGTGGTCTGGAAAGGCGGTCTGCTATAACCCATCTCATAAAATAAAGCACCTTCGGGTGCTTTTTTATTATCTAAATTATGTAATTATAAATTTATTTATATTTTTATAAGATTTCTTATTGACCACAATTATAATCTGTCTTATATTTATCTCACAGACAAACAAAAAGCCCCGACAGTTTGGCGACGCGGGACTTTTACTCAACGAGTGAGGTCATTATGGAACAAAACACATTGAAGCACAATACGGCGTACATAGTTCCGTCGCGCTTAAAGCGTTGGGCAT